CCGATGATTATCCCAATTATAATGGAAGTATAAAAAAATGCTGAAATACCAATGTTTTTGACACATTGGTATTTTTATTGTTATTAACTTGTTATTAATAAATGAGTTTCTAGTGGTTTGAGGCTAAAATATATAATTTTTTTGGTTCATTGTAAGTAACTAAATTTATAGCTTCAAGTTTTTCTTTAATTGAAATATGAGTATATACATCTAGACCTACATTATCATTACTATGTCCAATTATAGAATTTATAATTACTTGTTTTATATTTAACTTTTCTAATTCAGTTCTTAATGTGTGCCTACCATCATGTGCTGTGTGATGTTCTAGAAACTTATGTTTATTAATAAAATTTTCTTTATAATGATATAAATAATAACCATAATTGGCTCTATTGCCATTTGGCATCATAAATAAAAATTCACTTTTAGGGTTGTAATATTTTAAAAAGATATTTTTAATATCACTATGAATAGGTATTTCTCTATTTATTCCAGCTGCAGTTTTTATTCCGCCAACAAAATAATTGTCATTTAAATGTATATTTTTAGTATAAATAAATAACAGTTCATTCGCTCTACAACCAGTATAAATAGTAAGAAGTAAAATATCTTTTACAAATTCTTCTTTATAATTTTCAGGTTTAATACTCCATAAATATTGTATTTGTTTATATGTGTAAGGAGTTCTTTCTTTTTTATCAGAAGGTAAACTACTTGATTTACTAATTGTTATATATTGAGCATAGCATTTATTTATTAAATCTTCTTGAAAAGCATATTCATCAAGTTTTATGTACAAATTTTTCATTATTCTTAATGTTTCAAATTTTTTTCCACAATTGTCTAAAAATTGTTGAAAATCAGATGTTCTTAATTCTTTATATGCTATATCATAAAGTTCTTTGGAATTATTATAAGCAGTGATCATGCCTCTAGAATAATTATAAGCATATTTTCCTATTGGTTTTATATGAGTTTCTTTTTCTAATTTTATTTCTTCAGATGTAGGGAGTTTTGCATTCTTAAAATTTTCAAATAATTGTTTAAATGTATAATTATCTTTTTTTACTTTTTCTATAATATTTTTATGTGGATTTTGAACAGGGACAATAGGGTAAGGAACCTTAGGAAAAGTATAAATTTTATTGTATTTGTTTTCTTTTATATATAAAGAATAAGGTTGGGCATGATAATTTTCTAAGCATACCAATGCTTCTAATTCTGTTTCAAAAGTATTGATATCATAATATATACTTCTTCCTTTAATATCTTTTCCAATTGTTATTCTAGCAGCATAAGGTTTATTCCTTCCTTTTCCTAAAAATGCAACGGTGCCTTTTCCATTTGCTCTTTTCTTTAAAATTTTCATAATAAAATACCTCCAAATTTCTTTAATTTATTTTTAAATAAACTATTGAAAAGTGAAGGTATTTTTTGTATAATATTAATACATTCACTTTTAATAGTGGGTAGGGAATAAATGTATCGGGTTGTGGTGATTTGATTACATCTATTCCTTTTTTATATTAAACTAATACACCGTATTTTTCGACATAGAAGTTAATACATTCAATCATATATTTACAGTCTACGTTAAAGTAGTCTGCTAACTCATACAAGTTAAAACCTTGTGTGAGTTTTTCTTTTAGTTTTTGAAGTGGAATTAAAATTGAATAAGCCCACTTCATTGCTCTATATTCACATTTTTTCTTTTGTATATTATCAGTATCAAGATAATATAAAGCATTGCAATAATAATGACCAAGTTCTTCTGCTAAAATTTCTTTTTCTTCAATACTATTATTTATCTGTTTATTATCTAAGGCGATATAATAGTTATTATCGATTTCAAATATTCTAGCTTTAGTATTTGTCCACTTATAATTTAAAATGTCTATTTTTTCATTCTCAGCGATTTTATACATATCTAAAGTATTCATAATAAGACCTCTTATTTTTTTTCATTCTTCTTTTTATTTTTTATAAATTCGACAAATCTATTTATTTCCTCAATGTCATTTTCATCTAATCCTTCTGTATTAATGCCATTATGAGAAGCATAACGGAAATCGTTATTTGTATCAATATTTGTATCAAAAAAATAATTTCCATCTTTTTCAAATATTTGACACATAAGTTGAACAGTATCAACATCTGGACTATTTAAACCTGATTCCCAGTTTGCTATTGCAGTATTAGAAGTTTTTCGACCTAGTTGTGTTAATTCTTCTGCTAATTGCTTTTGGGTCATCTTTTTTTCATTCCTTGCTTCTTTGATTTTTTTATATAAAAACATAATTTCACCTCACTTATTGAAACAATTATATTTTAGCATACATTTTTAGATATGTAAATAAAAAAATTCAGAAAAACTGAAAAAATTTTTAAAAAAGGTATTGACATTTCAGAAATAATGGAATAATATATAGACAACTTCAGAAAAACTGAAATTGAAAGAAGGTGAAAAAATGTCAGTTGGAAAGCAGATAAGACTATATTTAATAGAAAAGGGAATTAGTCAAACTTGGGTTTCGGAGCAAGCAAGAATTGCTTTGCCAAAATTAAATGCATCTTTAAATGATAAAAGAAAATTAGATGTTGAAGAATTTTCTTCAATAATAAATGTTTTAAAAGAAGATGCTAACAGATTTTTAAAAAAATAACCACAACCCGATACTAAAAAAAGAAAGAAGGTGAGAACATGGAAGAAGATGAGGAAATAAAAAGATTAACTCCTGCAGATATCGCGCCAAAGTTAAAAATGAGTGTTGAGGGAGTTAGGGCAGCATTAAGACAAGATAAATTTCCGTTTGGAATAGCCTTTCAAGGAAAAACAGGACAATGGAATTATTTGATAATAAAAAGTAAATTTGAAAAATGGTTAAAAACAATTTAAGGAGGAAAACAAATGAAAAGAACATGGAAAAACTTTAAATTAGATAAAAATAAAGTTTATATGAGAATAGGACAAGCAGTAGTATATAGCAGTTTATATATAGCAACATTAGTATTTAGTTATTTAATGTTTTTAAGTGGGACAACATATTAGGAGGGAAAGATGGAAAAAAACAATTTTCAACAAAAGCAAGAATTAGAGAGACAAAAGTTGATAATGGTAGAATTACCAAATTTAATACAAAGAATTTTACATTTGTCAATGATACCTTGCCCAATAAGTGAAGAAATAGTAAAGTTAAATATTAGTGAAATTAAAAAAATAACCAATGCAGAATGTGAGGCTACATTAAGTTATTTAGAAAAATTAATTAAATCCTAATTGTTTAGAAATTAGATTAGCGATAATTTGTGAAGAAACATCTGCAATAAAGTTAATTGAAGTTGATTTGAATTTTGATAAAACATTTTTAGTATCATTCCAAACAGAGTCATCACGAATATTATCTAAAAACTGATGCCCTTTGAAGGTAATTGATTCAACCATTATTATACGGCGTTCAGAATAATTCCAACATATTTTAGCATTTAGATATTCGGCTTCAATAAGTTTATCAGCAGTATACATTAGAGTTTCTTTACTATAAGACTTTATTTTTAAATTATTAATATTTAATTGCCCATTATAAGTTAAATTATTCTCTAAATATAATAATAAATCTCTAATACATTCGTGGTCTAATTTCAAAGTAATCACCTCCATTTGGAGAGATTATACAACAATTTACAAAATTTTACAAGAAAGGAGTTGAAAGAGATGTTTAAAAAAACAAAAGAATTACAAAGTTTAGTAAATGAAAGCAGAAACAGTTTAAAAGAAGCAGAAAGAAAGATAGAAAACAGAAACATATTAATAGCAGATTTACAAAAACAGAATAAAGAATTAACAAACGAAAATTTAGCAGTACACGAAGAAAATAAAGATTTAAGATTTGAAAATGATGAACAGAAAGAATTAATAGACAGAATAAAAAGAATAGCAACTTCAAATTCATATAACAATGAAAAAGCTATTTTAGGAAAAATAAAAGAACTAATTTCAGATGCCGAAAACCAAAATTAGTTCTAAACATAAACTTATATAAATTCATATCTATTTTTAGTATAGCACGAAAAAGTAGATATGTCAAAGGAGAGAAAAAATGAAATATTATAGAAATATGTCTACTAATGAAATAGTAGAAGAAGCAGATGCAGAAGAATATGTACTTAATCGACTAGGAATAACAGTAACACCAAAAGGCAAAAATGGAGAAATGACACAAGAACAAATAGAAAATATACAAGAAACTGTAAGTTGGTTTTTTAGTGGAAACTGGGTAGAAAAAAACGATATAGATTAGAAAAGAGGAGGTCACAAAAATGGAAAATAAAATTAAATTTGAAGATATACAAAAAGCAAATGAAACAATTAATACAACAAATATAAAAGGAAAAGAATATGCTGAAGTTAATCAAAGAATAAAAGCATTTAGAATGTTATACCCACAGGGAAGTATAGAAACAGAATTAATAGATAATGAAAATGGTATTTGCATATTTAAATCAACAATAAAAGATGAAGAAGGAAAGATTCTAGGAACAGGAACAGCATATGAAAAAGAAAATAGTTCTTTTATAAATAAAACAAGTTATATAGAGAATTGTGAAACATCAGCAGTAGGTAGAGCATTAGGAATGGCAGGATTTGGAATAGATACATCAATAGCAAGTGCAGAAGAAGTAGCAAATGCTATAACACAACAAGATAGCGAAAAAATAATAGATAAAAAAATGGTAGATAGCTTAAATTTAGCAATACAAAATAATAATATATCTAGCAATATAGTTGAATTAATATTAAGTCAGTATGGTTATAAAACTACAAAAGAAATTAAAATCAAAGATTATATGAATATAGTAAATGATTTTAAAACGAAAGTAAGTGATTAGATGATAGGAACAAGTAACAAAATAATAACTTATTTACTAGAACAAGCAAAAGATAAACAATTTGAAATAAAAGAATATAAGCAAAAAAGGAGTTTAGATAGCAATGCTTATTGCTGGGTACTATTAGGGAAATTACAAGATAAATTACATATACCAAAAGAAGACATATATCGAGATTTAATTAAAAATATTGGTAGTTATGAAATTATACCAGTTAAGAATGAAGCCGTAGAAAGATTTAGACAAGCTTGGAGTAATCACGGTCTAGGTTGGATTACAGAAACAATGAAAAGCAAATTAGAACGGTTTTACAAATGTAATTACATATTATGGGTCTAGTGTGTATAACACGGCAGAAATGAGCAAATTAATTGAATTAATAGTACAAGAATGTAAACAGTTAGATATAGAAACAAAATCAGATGCAGAAATAGAAAGTTTATTGAAAGAGTGGGACAAGAAATGAAATCAATTTTACAAAGCAAAAAAGAAAGCTATATCAGTGAACAAACTTATGGACTAGAAGAGCATCATATATATTTTGGTACAGGAAAAAGAAAAATATCAGAGCAAAACGGATTCAAAGTATGGCTAACATATTTAGAGCATAGAGGAACATACGGAGTACATGGTAAATATGGACATGAGTTAGATTTGAGATTAAAATAAGAATGTCAAAAAGAATATGAAAAAAATCATACAAGAGAAGAATTTATAAGATTAATAGGAAAAAGTTATTTAGATTAGACAACAGGGATAAGGCTACAAAGGTTTTATCCCTTATATTGTACGAAAGGAGAAAAACAATGGCAGAAAGAAGAATGTTTGCAAAAACAATAATAGATAGTGATGCCTTTCTTGATATGCCACATACAACTCAATTATTATATTTTCATTTAAGTATGAGAGCAGATGATGATGGATTTATAAATAATCCAAAAAACATAATGAGAATGATAGGTTGCAAAGATGATGATTTAAAAATATTACTAACTAAAAAGTTTTTATTACCATTTGAAAGTGGTGTAGTAGTAATAAAGCATTGGCAAATACATAATTACATACAAAAAGATAGATATCATGAAACAAAATACAAAGAAGAAAAATCAATGCTAAAACTTGATGAAAATAAAGCTTATACATTAATGGATACAAAATGTATACAAGATGTATCCAAAATGGATACCCAGGTTAGAGATAGGTTAGAGTTAGGTAAGGATAGTATAGAGTTAGATAATAATATACCAGCTTCCGAAGAAAAATCTTCTACAGCTTCTGTAAAAGCCAACAAGCACAAATATGGAGAATATAAAAATGTGTTGTTGAAAGATGAAGAATTACAGAAACTACAGAAAGAATATCAAAATTGGGAAGCACTTATAAAATATCTTGATGAGTACATTGAAATGAAAGGATATAAAGCAAAATCACATTATTTATGTATAAAAAAATGGGTTGTAGATGCAGTAAAAAAAGAGAGCTTAAAAAATCCTAAAAAAGAAAAAGATACAAGCAAGGTGGTGGATTTTTAGATGAATAAAGATGAATTTAAAAGACAAATATCAAAAATTCAAACAGCATATAACAAGATATTTACAAAAGAAGAAATGACAGTTTGGTATGAAGAATTTAAGAATACAGATAAAACCGAATTTGAAAAAGCTATTGAAAGAACAATACAAGAAGTTAAGTTTATACCAAAGATAGCTGATATAAGAGCAAGAATAGCAGTAAATCCAATAGATTATTATGTGAATGACCCATACAGGCATTTATATAATAATTTAGAATGGGGAGAATTTGTAGATTAAAGGAAGTGATAAACAAATGATTACAACAGAAACACGACAAATGAGTTTTAATGACATACAAGATAAAACAAAAATAAGATATATACAAATTTTAAATAGATTAGACAAGCCTAAAACAGCAAAGGAATTAGCAGTAGAATTATTTGATTTAGGATTTATACCAAGTACAGAAAGAAATTATACAGCACCAAGGCTAACAGAATTAGAAAAAATGGGATATGTAAAAGCAGTAGATAAAAAGAAATGCGAATACACAGGCAAAACAGTAGCAGTATATGAGAGAACACAAGCAGGATTTGAGGCAATAAATTATCAACATAAACCTAGATTGGACTAGCCTATGAAACAAATAAAAAAGAATACACTATGTTATTACTGTCTAGGTTGTAACAAACAAGAAAACAAAGATTATAAGCCAGTAGCAAGATGCAAATATTTTGTACCAGGAATAAAAAATTGGCAAGAAAAGTTAAGAGAGGAGCTAAAGAAAAGTGAACAAATACAGAAATAAAAAAGTAATAGTAGATGACTACATCTTTGATAGCATTCAAGAAAGTAGAAGATACAAAGAACTAAAGCTATTACTAAAAGCAGGAGAAATAAGTAACTTAGAATTACAACCAAGATTTTTGCTACAAGATAGTTTTAAAAAAAATGGAAGAACATTCAGAAAGATAGAATATATAGCGGATTTTAAGTACATAGAAAATGGTAAAACAATAGTTGAAGATGTAAAAGGAATGCAGACAGACGTATTCAAACTAAAACATAAAATATTTGAGAAGGTTTATCCAGATTTGGAATTAAGAATAATAAAATAAAACCCCTCACTTAGGAGGGCTGAGCACTTATTATGATAAATGCTACAAACAGTGAAAATGATAAAACTACAAGACAAGCTAATAAAAAGCCTTTAATGATATTCTTCATAATGCCTCCTTTAGTGGGGTATAGAGATACTATAGTACCTCAAAAATTATTAAGTTAAATAAATTATAGCACGATATTAAATGGAAGTCAAAAAAGGCAAACAAAGTTTAAAAGAAAGGAATTTAAGGAATAAGCTATATGGAAGAACAAATTAATTTATTTGAAGAAATAGCAAGAAAAAAAGAAAAAGATATCTATGCTTCAATAAAATTAGTGGTAGATGAATATGGAATAGATAGGTATTATAAAAAGTTTTTAACAGATAGAACATATAACTTTCATGAAATTGAAACTAAATTATATAGATTACAGAATTACGATAAATATTTAAATAAATTATATGAAGAATTAAAAAGATACTTTAAAGAAGTAAAAGATGATTATGAAACTGGAAAAATAGGAATTGCAAAGCGAGAAAAAGTAATAATCATTTATCAAGAAAGAAGTGTGGAACCAGCTTATTGTTTGACAATGTTGAAAAATTTTATATAAAAGAAAAAATAAGTGATGACATTTTAAATGGAATAATGGAAGATGGACAAGTTACATTTGAAGCACTTATGTAAGGAGGTAAGAGATGATAGAAGTAAACGAATATGTGAGAACAAAAGATGGAAAAATTGATAAAGTTATAAATTCTAATTTTTATATGAGCATATATGTAGAATGTGAAAAGGGACTTTATTTAATAGAGAACATAGTAAAACATAGCAAACAACTAATAGATTTAATAGAAGAAGGGGACTATGTAAATGGTCATTTAGTAGAAGAAGTAAGAATATCTTGTTTTGATAGTTCAATTTTTGTACACGAATATGAAATAGAATTACATGAAAACGACATAAAAACAATACTAACAAAAGAAATTTATATGGCTAATTGCTATAAAGTAGGAGGAGAAGAATAATGAACTTAAAAGAAGCTATTAAAATACACAATGAATTATACAGCAAAGAAGAAATAAAAAAATATTGTGAAGCACTGCATATAGTATGTGAAAAAATGCAAAATTGCAAACCTAAAAAAGAATATTATAAGTCATCTATAATTAATGATTATTATATAGAACATCCTTATATGGAATTAACAATAAGTAATGGAAAAGCTGTTTATAGAAGGCATAAATATAGTTGTTCAAGTGAATCTAAAGATAAAAAAATAAGGAGTAATTATTGTTTGAGTCTTTGTAGATGTAATAGAGAGGAAATAGAAAAATTTATAGAAAGAGAAATAGCAAACGATAATTTAAAAGTAGGAGGAAAAGATGAATAGAGAGATAAAATTTAGAGGTCAGCAAATAAATACAAAAAAATGGATACATGGTTATTTATATAGAGAAAAGGGATTGTATTTGATTTGTGAAAATATAAGATATGCAGAAAAAGAACCAATATTATTAGATACAGTAGGGCAATTCACAGGACTACACGATAAAAACGGAAAAGAAATATATGAGGGAGATATTGTTAAATACAGAGATAGCATGGGACAACATATTGAAAAAGTGATATTTGATAAAGGTTGTTTTTATGCAGGAATGCACTGGGGAAGTTCAACAAGATTAGCACCAAAACTAATTAATACAAGAATAACAGAAGTAATTGGAAATATATACGATAATCCAGAGTTATTAGAAGGAGAATAGATATGTTAAAAGCTGATAGCAAAATGTTTCATGATTTGTGTGAAGAAGGAATAAAAGATGATAAAAAAGATGTATTTGTAGATGCTTTTCTTGAATTTATAGCAGAATTAGATGATATAGATTTAAGTAATAAAACAAAGCAACATTTATACGATATTTTTATAAAAGATATGAATATTTATTTTAAAAATAAAAAGTACGAGGTAAAGGAGTAAATAAGATATGAGTAAAGAGGAAATATCTAAAGAAACAAAAAATACTTTACAAAATTGTTGGGTTATGACAACAAATCACGAACTAGATAATGAAAATAGAAAATTAAAAGAAGCTATAACTGAAATATTAGATAAAACTATGACTTCAACAGAAAAAAGCGAATATTGGTATAAGTATTATATAGAACATAAACAATACAATGATGATTTAGAATATAACAAAAAAATATTAAAAGACTGGTCAAATATTTTAAAAGGCATGGGCAATAGAAATTATCCTTATTGCTATGCTATTGATAGAATTTTAACAGAGCTGGAGAGGAGTGATACATAGTGGAAGAAAAAATAAATAAAAGAACAACTAAAGATAGTATTGAATATTTGGAACTACAGTGTATTGTTAATAATAGAATACATGATTATATTTCAAAATATCATAATTACCCTAAATACCTCAAATTACCTTTATGGATATTTGACTGCTTAAAACAAACAATGTGTGAAGTAGATTTAAAGATAGATTATAAAACAGAAGAGTTTACATTTTTTAATTTAAAAGTTTGTGAAACAGTTAGTATAGAAAAAGCAGAAGAAATCGAGGTGTTTTAAGTGAAAGAAGATAGTATAAAAGAAGATATGAAAATATTAGAAGGAATAATAAAAGGAGATGAAGATTGTATTAATGCAATATACAGTCAAATGAAAGTAAAAAATGACAATGATGAAGATATACAATATTATAAAAAAGAAATACAAAGCATTAAAAATATAGTAGATAATTATTTAAAAGAAAAAGCAAGAGCAGATAAATTAGAAAAAGAATATAGTGCAATGTTGACAGAATCAGATGAAAATGAAAGTGATTATAAAAGAGTATTAAAAGAGAATGAAGAATTAAAAGCTGATAATTACGAATTGAATAACAGAATAAATGATTTATTAGATAATATTTCAGTTCAAAAAGTAAAAGACAAGATAGAAGAATATAAAAACATGTTAAAAACTTGTAATAAAGTAAAAGACATAGACAGAATAAAAGCAATTAATGAAAGAATATTAGAGTTAGAAGAACTACTAGAAGGGAGAAAATAAAATGTGTGCTGATGAGATGTTTGAAGAATTAGGATATGTAAGGACAAAAGCAAATGAATATTGGATAATTTATAAAAATTTTAGAAAAGATATTGACTTTAACTTAAAACATAAAACAATAGAGGTTGGAGCAGAAATGGAAAGCGAAGAGTTTGACATTCAAGAACTACAAGCAATAAATAAGAAAGTAGAGGAATTAGGATGGATGAAATAATAAAATTAATAAAAAGAATAGAAAACAAATATGAAGATATTAAAGAGTATAAAGCTGATTATGTAAGTATTGCAACGGAAGATGTAGAAGCAATATTAGAATATTTAAAATAGTTAGAAGATATAAGCGAGGAGGACTAGCATATGACAAAAGAACAAGAAAAAGCAATAGAATATTTTAAGAAACATATAAAATACTTTGAAGAACAAATTAAATTTATAGAAGCAACAGAATGTGATTATTATGATGAAGAACTTGAACTGTATAAAAATAGAGTAGAACAATTTAAAACAGTATTATCTATGTTAGAAGAACAAGACAAACAAATAGATTTAATGGCAAATCATATAGCAACAAGTGATAGTGACTTATGCGAGTATTTAGATATAACAACTAAATGCAAATATTATGCAGGAGACAATGGAAAAACTTGTGATAACTGTATAAAACAATATTTTGAAAATAAAGCAAAAGAATTATTAAATAAATAAAAGAGCATACTACATCTAAAGAGAATCTAAAGAGGTGTAGTATGCAAGATAAAGAGATAATTCAAAAATGGAAGCAAGGATTAAGCAAGAATCAATTAGCAACAATGTATAAAAGACAATATAATCAAGAAATAAAGATAATAAGAAGTACAGTAAGACACAGACACGATGGAAGATACATAAGCAATTATGAAGCATTAGCTTATGTAGAAAGAGTAATATATAAATATTTGAAAGGATAAACAAATGAAAATATCAAAAATAATAAGTAAAAACAATCACGAATACATACTAGTAAAAGAATATAAAAATTTTATAATGTATGAAGATATGATAACACATAGTAAAGAGTGTTTTAATAGACAAGAGTTAGGTTTAGTAAAAGAACAGATTGAAGCACCAAAATTAAAATTAAATCCAGAAAAAGTAAAAATCTAGGGAGGACACAAATGAACATATATGGAATATACGATACAAAAAATAATGAGCAATGTATGAGAGTAGGAACATTGCAAGAGATAGTAAAATTTTTAAATTTAACTGCAAGAGAGATGAGCAGAGCATTAAGGAAAAACAACACAGTAAGAAATCACTATAAAATATATTATTTATTTAATGAGGAGGTACACTAATGAATAAAGACTTTTTATATAAAATAGAAAATACAAATAATGAACTGGAAAGGTTAAGACAAAGAATAAAAAAAATAGAAAATAAAGAATGCACAGTAATAAAAGATAGTGTACAAGGAAGTAGTATAAGCTATCCATACATAAAACATAATTGTGTAATAGAACGGTGTTGAAATACCAAAAAATGCAGGACTAAAAAGAAAATACAAAAAGATGATAAAAGACAAAACATATAAACTAGATAAAATGAGATTGCAATTAGAGTATGAGCTAAATTATGTACAAAATGCAGAGTTAAGAGATATAATAAGATACAGATATAATGATAATAAAACGTGGTTACAGATAATGTTTTTAATGAATTATAACAATGAAGATACAGCAAGAAAAAAATTAATAAGATTTTTAGAAAAAAAATAGAAATGTCCGTTTTGTCCGCTTAAAAGATGATAAAATATTATTAATGAAAAGTGTAATCGTTCAGAAATGAACAAGCCCAAGATTACAAAAGTATTAGCTACAAATAGTTTGTGTGTATAAGAGTAGATGTTTTAAATGTCTATTCTTTTTATTATGTTAGGAAAGGAAAATAGAAAATGGAGTTAAAAGATACAGTAGAATTAATGAATAGCAAAGATTACAAAGAGAGATTTAAAGCAGAATATTTACAAGCAAAAATAAGATACGACAAACTGGATGCAATGACTGTAAAATATGAAGCAGGAACATTGAATTTTACACCTAGTTGTCCATTAGAATTACTAAAAGAACAAAAGAAATATATGGGTAACTATATAAGAACTCTTAAAATAAGAGCAGAAATTGAGAAAATAGATTTAAATTAGTTATTACCAGTATGCTAGGTAACTGATAATATAGATTAGCTGTTTGCACTTTGTTTATAATAAACCCCTTAAAATTATCATTACAGAACTTTCCTAGCGAGTTCTAATTAATATTTATAAAATAGTATGCAGTGATATATAAAACTTATCAATGGGAGCATAAGGTTGAAACACTAATTCCGTCACAGGGAAGAAAAAGTGTGTAGTCTTCCAAGAGATTCGGCTCGTAAGCTAAAGGTTGAGCTGTGATATAGACCAGAATCCAAAGTGTAAGATAGCTACTTATACAAACCGATATATCATTGCATAGTGTTTTATAAATAAAAGAAAAGAGGAAAAGATATGGAAATAAAATGTACGGTTGAGGAATTAAAATTATTAATAAATAAAGAAACATCAGTTACCGAGACAACTGATGTAACTATAAGCAATAATGATAAAGTGATTTTATCAAATATGTTAACAAATTTACAAAAAATATGTAAAGAACCTATTGCTTTTTAGGTTTAATATCATAATTTTCAAGAAGCCAGTTGTGATAGTTTTCTAATTGTTTAATTGCTAAATAATTACTTGCTTTAATTGCATAACCTAAAGAACTTCCAAGTAAAGCACCAATTCCAGTAGAAATATCTGTATTATTATCAGGTATTAATTTTTTTTGGTTTTTTTCTAGTTCATTAGTAAGAAAAGGATAATACTCATTTTTGTATTTATCATTACAATTAGATAAAAATTGATTTAAATCAGGCATCATAAATCACCTCCAATCGAGATGATTATAACAAAACAAAAATAAAAATAATGTCAAAATATGTCGAAAAATAAAATAAAAGGAGATGTACATATGACTAATCAAGAAAAAATAGAAAAGTATAAAAAAGAAAACTGTAGAACATGCACAAAGAACATAGAATGTAAAATAGTAAGAAGAATAGACAGAAAATTAACATGCACAGAAGAGGAATAGAGTATGGTTCGATGTTTAATAGATAATAAAATATGCCCAAACGGGAATAAAAAGTGTAAAGTATGTAAATTTGACAGTTGTGAGGAAGTGCTAGAGATGATAGATGAAGAGCAAAAATATGCAGATGATGATAAAATAAAACAAATAAAGAGCGAATTACCAGAGCAGTGCAAAAACTGTTCTTTTTTAGAAATTACTAATTTAAGAGAAGGTAAAGTATTTTGTCCTTATAGGATTAAAGAGAGGTGCTTAATTAAATGAATATAACTAAAAACATAAACAAATTATTATATGCCTTATCTACAAAAGGACAGATATATAAAATAAATAGTTTTCAATTTTATAGTGAAAAGAATTGTAAATATTGCACTAAATACCAAATATTAAAAAGAGAACAAGTAGAAATATACAATGAAGAAACAGATGAATTTGAATTACAAGATAGATATAAGCAAAAAGAAGAATGTTATAACAAAATAGATGTAATGAAATACTTAATAAAAGAACACAGAAAAGGAAGTGAGGCAGATGGAAGATGAAAAAGATTATAATAAATTAACAGAAAAGCAAAAAAGATTTATAGATTATTATGTAGAAACAGCAAATGCAACAGAAAGTGCAAAAAAAGCAGGGTATAGTTCTAAAACAGCAAAGAATATAGGTGCAGAAAACTTAACAAAACTTAACTATTTTATTCAAGAAAGATTACAACAATTAGAAGATAGCAGAATAGCCTCACAAGAAGAAGTATTACAATATCTAACCAAAGTAATGCGCGGGGAAGAAAAAGACCAATTCGGATTAGATGCCTCATTACAAGATAGAACTAAATGTGCAGAATTACTTGGAAAAAGATATGGTACATTTAAAGAAAAAGTTGAAGTGGCTGGGAATATACCAGTGGTGATAACTGATGATATTACAGAATAAAATAATAAAACAAAATACACAACAGCAAGTAAATCAAATATCATTACAAAGTATAGTTGGAAAAGGCTATGCAGAATATTGGCATTGCAAATGTAGATATAGAGTATGTAAAGGTTCAAGAGCAAGTAAAAAGTCAAAAACAACAGCATTATGGATAATAAGTAATATGATGAAATACAAAGAAGCTAATACACTTGTAATTAGAAAAACATTTAGAACATTAAAAGATAGTTGCTTTACAGAATTAAAATGGGCAATACATAGATTACAAGTAGATAGTTTTTGGGAAATAAAAGAAAGCCCATTAGAAATGACATATAAACCAACAGGACAGAAAATTTATTTTAGAGGTTTAGATGACCCATTGAAAGTAACATCAATATCAGTAGATATTGGTGTTTTATGTTGGTTGTGGATTGAAGAGGCATACGAAATAACAAAAGAATCTGATTTTGATGTAATAGATGAAAGTATAAGGCGGAGAAGTTCCAGAAGGCTTATTTAAGCAGATAACAATAACGTTAAACCCTTGGAATGAACATCATTGGATTAAGAAAAGATTTTTTGATGTTAAAGATGATGATATATTAGCAATGACAACAAATTATCTTTGTAACGAGTGGCTAGATGAAGCAGATAAAAAAGTATTTGAAAGAATGAAGAAAAATAATCCTAGAAGATATCAAGTTGCAGGATTAGGTAACTGGGGTATAGTTGATGGATTGGTTTATGAAAATTGGAAAGAAGAAAAATTTGAATTAAATACAATAAGAAACTTAGAAAGTGCTTTTGGGTTAGACTTTGGTTATACAAACGACCCAACAGCACTATTTTGTGGTGCAATAGATTTAAAAAACAAAAAGATTTATGTATACGATGAAATATATCAAAAAGGAATGAGTAACAAAGCAATATATGACCAAATAAATCAAATGGGTTATTCAAAAGAAAAGATAACGGCAGATAGTGCAGAACCAAAGTCAATAGATGAATTAAGAGGATTAGGACTAAGGCATATTACAGGTGCATTAAAAGGAAAAGACAGTATAAACAATGGTATTCAATTTATACAAGATTTTGAAATAATAATACATCCTAGATGTGTAAATTTTATAACAGAAATAAGTAATTATACTTGGGATGAGGACAAGTTTGGAAACAAAATAAATAGACCAATTGATGATTTTAACCATTTAATGGATGCAATGAGATATGCAGTAGAAAAATATATAAATCAAAAGAAATTACAATTCGGTTATATAAAACCAATATAGGAGGAAACAAAAAATGATACAATGGAATCCAGAAACATTAGAAGATGCAAATAGTGTTGCACAAATATTAATGTTAGCAGATAAAGAGTGGAATGCAAGAAAACAACTATATGAAAGAATAAGAAGAAAAACAAATAATTCAGAATTAGTAAGTATAAATGATGAAAAAATAAAAGTAGCATTTGAAAATTATATCAATTCAATGGTAACAGGTTATTTTGCAGGTAAAGCACCAGTATATGATGTTGAAAAAATATCTGACCCAACAAAATTAAATATAATAAAAAAGTTATTGAACAAAGTATTTAATGCAGATACAAATAAAGATGAAGAATTGAAAGTATTAATAGATTATATAAGTAAATATAATGATGATGCAACAGAATTTTTTGATTTGGCATTTGACTATTTTGGAATGAGAGGATGCTATGAAGTATTATATGAAAACGAAGACAATGAAATAGTATATACAAAGCAAAGTGCATTAAATACAATAGGAATATTTGATTATTCAACACCAGTAAAGCAAATAGGACAATTAAGAAAATGGACAGAAAAAAATAAAACTGGCGCAGATATAACAATAGTTGAATTAACAACAATAAATGGTAAAAGATATTATTCACCAACACCAAATGATTATGCAAAATTACAAGAAGATACACAAAAATTTGAAGTAAGCAAATGGAATATGCTTCCTTGTATAGCAATAGAAAATGAAATGGGACTATCAAGCTTTGAATTGGTAGTCTCTTTAATTTGTGCTTATGAAAGAGTAATACAAAATAGTAGAAATACATTTCAGTATAATGATGATGCAAAATTAAAAATAACAGGCTATGAGCCTGATATACCGTTGCTTATAGAAAAGACAAATAAACAACGGAGAAGTCGAAAAAGATGAGAATGGAAATTCAATTATGATTGAAAATCCAGAAAGAAAACAAAATGATGAGACAATGCTAAAAATGAAAGTATTTTATACCCCAGACAATTCAGGCGATATTGCTTGGGTTGAAAAAAGTGTACAAGATACAGCACTAGAAAATCATAAAAAGACATTAATAGATTTAATAGCAATGATAAGTGGAGTACCAAACATAACAGATTTAGGATTTACAAATGCAGATAATGCAAGTGCATTAGACAGAAAATTCTTTGCACTAGAACAAATGATAACGGATGCAGATAAACATTTTAAACAAGCAATATTAAGAAGATGGGAAACAATAATAGATAGAATAAATAAAAGAAAACATAAATCTTATGATTTTAGAAGTATAAAAATAGATTTACAAAGAAATTTACCAACCGACAAAGACACAGAAACAACAAGAGCATTAAAATTAAGAGGATTATTAAGTGATGCAAGTATAATTGATATGTTACCAGATGATTTAGACAGCAATTCAGAGCTAGAAAAGATAGATAAACAAAATGAAGAAAACATTCAAAAAAATTTAGAGAACATGTCTAAATTCGGACAAGAAAATAATAATGGAAAAGTAGGTGATACAAATGGAGATATGGAAGTATCACGACCAACAAATGCAAATACTAAAGAAAATATATCAAAAGATAAGCAAGCAGACACAAAATAGACTACAAGAACTCTTTGATACATTTAACTTTACATCAAAAAATATATATAATATAGCAGATAATAAAACTAAAAAAAGAATAAATAATTACATAGAGCAATGGAAAGAACAAAAATTATTAACAGGCTATTTTGGAGTATTAGCAAATAACATTTATAGAAGAACACGAGTAAAGAATAGTGAAATACTAGAATTGCTTATTTATAGTGCATATATGGAAGAACAAAACAAACTTGAAGAACAAGAAAAACAAATAATGTATGAAGATGCAAATTATTACTATGAAGAAGGACAAAAAGAAGTAAATAAAAAGAAAAAGCCATCAATAATTCCGATGGCTTTATTTCTTGCATTATTAGACCAACCTAATTATAGTCGGACTAACTTGGAAACAATATATTGAAGCAACAATACAATATAATGCACAGCAAATATATAAACAAGTAATTTTAAATATGCAACAACAAAAAGAACTAGAAATCGATTCTAGTGAGTTTCAAACAATAATAAATAGACAAAATAATCAAAAGCTTAATATAAATAGTGATAAAATATCAGGTGCAATGGATTTACAAATGATAGGATTAAATAATCTGTCAAAGGTAGAAGGTATAAAGTCAACAACAGAAGATAATTCAAAAGTTAGATTTATAGCAGTAGAAGATGACAAAACAACATTGATGTGCGATAGCTTGAATAACCAAGAATTTTATATTAACAAAGAAAATATATTTGATAGATATTATGGAGAAACACAAAAAGACCTAAAATTACAAAGAATTAGATGTAATGGATTAGTTTTAGGTTTAAATCTTCCACCTATACAACACCATTTTCACTATTGCAGAAGCACGATAATGTATCTACCACCAGTTGAAAAAGAACATAAGAAATGGTACAATAAATTAGGTAATAGTAATAAAAACAACATAGGTGGAAGTGGAAAAGGAACATTTATAGAAAAAATAGATTTAGAAAATGTAGATAAGAAAATTCAAGAGTATGAAGAACAAATAAGATATATGAAATCAGAATATGCAGTTATTATAGATAATGAAGGAAATATATATGCTTATGAAGGTACAAAAACTAACTTAGATATTACAGATAGAGAATTAAACAATACAATAATTACACATAATCACCCAGAAATAGGTTCATTTGGAAAAGATGATTTTGAATTATTAAAAAATAATAAAAAAATAAAAGAATTAAGAGCAGTTGATAGTGAATATGATTATAGTTTAAAACTTTTAAAAGATATAGATGTAACTTATAATGATATATATGTTGAAGGTGCACAACTAGCATTTGAAACAGGAGATGAAATTCAACATTGTACAATGGAAGCACTAAAAGAAAGAGGGTATATTAAGTATGAACGAAGAAGAAAAAGAAAAAGTTAAAGATTTATTACAAAAATGGCTAGAAGAAACAAAAAAAATAAAAGATACTAATAGACAGCCTTCTAATGGCGCTAGATTAGACAATGGAAATAGTGGAGAGTATACAAAATTAACAAAAAAATACCAAAAATTAATAGAAAAAAGAATAGGAAAAAAAATATGGAATAAATAAGCACTTGCAGAAATGTAAGTGCTTTTATTGTGGAAAGAAGGTGAAAATATGTGGCTATTAGTTTTTATATTAAGTATTAAATTACAAATGCCAACTTGGTATTGGATTATATTTACTATAATTACAATATTTAGACCATTGATAGGAATGTTTAAATATAAGTTTAATGAAAACTTTTTTGAAGAATACGGAAATAAATAAGTTATTAACATTTTATAATTATAAATTTTAGACATAGACGTATGTCTATTTTTTTATGCCGTTTTTATTGTAGTTAGGTTTTATAAAATAAACAAAATAATTTGTAGTAACTTTAGGCAGAGAACTAAAGGGACGAGGAGGAAAAAATGGAACAAGAAAATAATTCAAATGTTAACTCTGAGGCAGAGAACTCAAAGGGAACAGAAACAGCAAAAAATGAAAGAGCTAATTATGAAGAACTTATCAAAACAGATAAAGAACTTCAATCTTTTTTAGATTCAAGAGTATCAAGTTCAAATAAGACTGCTATTGAAAATGCAAGAAAACAATGGGAACTAGAAAGAGATACACAAAAGTCAGAAGCTGAAAAATTAGCTCAAATGAACGAAACTCAAAAACTTCAATATCAATTGAAAAAACAAGAAGAGGCAAATCAAGAAATTCAAAGAAAGTTAAATGCTAGAGATTTAAAAGATGAAGCATTAAAAATAGCAACAACACAAGATACTGCATTTGACCCAGAATTTTTAAATCTTTTTGATTACGAAAATATGACAGCAGAGCAATTACAAGAAAAAACAAAACTTATAAAGGCAATTCAAGACAGAATTACAGAAAAAGCAGTAAATGAGTGGTCAAAAGAAAAACCACCATATAACCCAGACCCATCTGGTAACAAGTCAAGTGCTGATGAAGCTATAAGAAAAGCAATGGGATTAATTAAATAGGAGGAATAAAAAATGAATAATATTGAAATATCAACAATATACTTACCAAAATTAGATGAAGTATATAAAAATGAAGCAAAAACATCTATATTAGATGGAGATGAAACAACAGTACAAAAAGGATTAAACGGAGAAATTAAAGTAGCTAAATTAGATATGGATGGCTTAGGAGATTTCTCAAGAAATGATGGTTATACAAAAGGTTCAACAACATTTAAATGGGAAACAGTAAAATATGATAAAGAAAGAAGTCAAGATTTAAGAATTGATAGATTAGACAATCAAGAAGCATTAGGATTACCATTTGCAAAATTATCTGGAGAATTTGTAAGAACAAAAGTAGTTCCAGAAACAGATGCTGCAAGAATTGCAAAAATAGCAAGTGTAGAAGGAATTTCAGAAAAAGAAGAAACTTTAAGTGATGGTGCAGGAGTTGTATCAGCATTAAGAGCTTGTACAAATAAAATGGATGAAGACGAAGTTTCAACAGAGAACAGAATTTTATTCATAACACCAACATTAAGAGGAATGATAGATGATTTAGATACAACTAAATCAAAGAAAGTTCTAGAAAGATTTTCAATAATAATAGAAGTTCCACAAACAAGAATGTATACAGCGATAACATTAAATGATGGAAAAGCAAATTATGGATATAAAAAAGCAGTAGGAGCAAGTGATATAAACTTCTTATGTGTTGAAAAATCAGCAGCAGTAACTGCCATGGACCAATTCATCAAATACTTTACACCAGATGAAGACCAAAACGGAGATAGCAATGTATTTAAATACAGAAACAACAACTTATATGGACATGTTTATGAAAATAAATTAGCTGGTGTATATTGCTCATATGCACCAGCAGAATAGGAGAAAAATATGGCTACTGTAATAGGAAGAATAAGAAAAAAAGAAACTAAAACAAAAACAGATAAAACAAAAACAGATAAAGAATAAAAATGGAGGCAATAGAAATGGCAGAAACTAACAATATAGATAAAATAATATCAGATTTAGCATCTAATTATAAAGATGATAAAAATGTTTTAAATGAAATATTTGAGGAAGTAAGTTCTATTGCCTCTGATATTTCTAATAGGCAAAAAGATGATGAAAAATTATTTCCATATATCAAGAAAGCTACAAAAGCAGTATATCTTTCAAGAGGAGCAGAAGGCTTAGGAAGTCGTAACGAAGGCTCTATTTCAACAGCATTTGAAGATATTATAGATAAATTAAGAAATGACATTATAAAATCTGGATTAAGGAGGATTAAATAATGTTATTACGAGATTTATCAAAAGTATATATATCAGAATATGAAGAAATAGAAGACCACGGAGAAACAGAAAAAGTATGGAAATATAAAGGTATAGCTTGGCTAAATATGCAACAAGATGTAAATGAATTAGATAGAAAGTCTACTGGTGAAGTTGATTATAGTACATATAAAGGTCGTACGACAAGAGATTATGATGTACAAAAAGGCAATGGAATATCATTTGAAGATGTCTCAAAATTAAAGGAGTTTATTCCAGAATATAAGGTGTTAGATAAAAACCAAATAGGAAACACTTATGTATATAGAATGGAGAAAATACAATGATAAATTTTAATTGCAATATAAAAGTAAAGCATAATTTCAAAAATATAAATACTATAATGCAGAAACTACCACAAACCGCAAAAGCCATAACAGAAGATGTATTAAAAAACATTAGAGGTTATGCTATAAGGCTAGAAAAAGGTCATAACGAAGAAGGCATATTAGTAGAAATGATTGATATGTCTACGAAAGAAGTGAAGGGAAAAGTTTATGCTGACCCTTCTAAATTTATGAGCAATGGAGTTTCTTATTTATTCTTTGAGTATTTTGGGACAGGCACTAATGCAGAAATGGAACATATTGGAAAATCAAAACACTTTATAGAAAGTGGTTACACAGAATGGTTTATTCCAGTAAGTAAAGTTGAAAAAGCGCTACCATATCAAATTGTAAATATTCAAGGTATGGATTTTTATATTGCTCATGGAAGTAAAGCCAACCATTTTATAGCTGATGCAGGTTTTAAAAGTAGGAATGAAAATGCAGACATAGTTAAGAAAAAATTAGATGAGATGTTAAAGGAGGTATGCAAATGAAAGATTTAAGTGAATTAGAATTTAGTGATTTAGTATATGAAAAACTAGAATCATTAAAGTATAAACAAATATTAACAAATCCCACAACAACAAGTAAATTTCCTTGTTTGGAATTGCATACACCTTTGAAATCAGTAAATAAAACTGAAAATGCATTTCCAATATTTTCTACATTTCAAATATCAATAACTTGTTGGAATGAAAAACAACGCCAAGCAATGAAAATGGCAGATGAAGTTGATAAAAAACTTCAGGAATATAATTTTACAAGGACAAATACCAGTCCTGCAATATATGACCCTATATTGCAAAAATACGGTATAACAATAACATTTGAGGTACGTTATAATTCAATAACGACCTCTTTTAATTTTATAAGATAATAGGAGGAAATTAAAATGGACCCAAAAACAAGTACAATGACAAAACTATTCCATGCTGATACATTAGAAGATTTAAAATCAGCAGGAAAAAGAAAACAAATAGCTTTTGTACAAAACATACCAGAATTTTTAAAAGCACCAGAAGGAGTGACTTATAGTGCTTTAGATATTCCTGATGAAAGAATGGCAGAAGGAAGACAAAAAGCAGAAAACCTAGAAATAGAAATATTATTTAAAGAAGACCAATATGATGAGTTAAAAGCTGTACAAACAGCAAAAACAAATGGTTATTGGGCAGTTCAATTACCAGAAAGTACATCAGAAGCTGGTAAGCCATTAACATGGTACTTTACAGGCACATGTCATATAGGAATGAGCGAAATAGCTATAGATGATATGCTAAAATCAAAATTAACAATTTATAGAAGCTCAGAAATAATGGAAAACAAAGGATTTCCCACAGAATAGTTCTACATTAAGTGCTAGGAGTAGAACGAAGAAAGTTACTAGCACAATAGAAGAAAATAAAGAAAATACTGAGGAGGCTTAGGCCTTCTCTCTTTTGCAAAGGAGAGAATTAAAGATGATTATAGAAACAAAAAATAAAACAATAAATTTAGTACTAAAAACAAGAAAAATAGTAGACATAGCTAATCTACTAAAAAATAAAAACTTTGAAGAAGCATTTACAAAAGCATATGCAATATGTGATAGAGAAGCTTTATCAAAAATAATATTTAAATTAGCAGAAAATGAAGATGGTAAAAGTATATTTGCATCATCAGATGAAGTATATGACTTTATGGATGATTGTAGAGTAGAAGGAATAACAGCAAATGATTTATACGGAAAGATTGCAGAGGCATTGAATGAAGAGGGTTTTTTCAAAAAGAAAATGAACAAGAAAGAATTAAAAGAAATAATATCAAATCCTTTATCAACAATGAATATGAACGATTTAGTTCAAAAATCAGCAGAAAGTGCAATGAGCAAAATAGCAGAGAAACAATTTCAAGAACAGGGATTTCAAGGCTACGAGGCTTAAATGATATAGTAGAAAAAATAAAAGAGGCTCATAATTTAGTTGAATTAATATATTCAATAGAGTCTCTAGCTTACTATTTTGATATGAGACCATATGAGTTTTGGAATAGTAGATATTCAGAAATAAATGCATATTGTCAAACACATCTTGTAAAAATAATTGATGATTTAAAACGTGAAATTAATTTGCAAGAAGCGGTAACCAATAAACTTATAAGAGCAGATAGTATGAGTAGAAATCCTAAAATAATACCAATTAGAGACAATTACAAAGAATTATTCAAGGAAGAAGAACAACAAATGCAATCTCCTGAAGAAATTATAAGAAGAATGAGGGGTATAATGAAAGTAGAAAAAAATTAAAAAATTATACTTTTCGACAAATTTTGACAAAAAAATACAAGTAAAAGTGTTATAATCCTTTTAGAATAAAAATAAAAGGAGAGATGAATATGAAGTGTCCAAAATGTGGTAATGAAAATATAAATTTTCAAATAATTAATGAACAAAAATTAGTTACTAAACATCATAGATTACTTTGGTGGATATGTATTGGTTGGTGGTGGATACCAGTAAAATGGTTATTTTTAACTATACCAGCATTGCTTGCGACAATATTTATAGGAAAAAGAAAGAAAATAAAAAATATTACAAAAACAATGCGCGTTTGTCAAAGTTGTGGCTACACTTGGAAAGCATAAATAATAAAATAAAAGGAGATTTTACTATGAATATAGAATATTTGAATATATTAAAAGTTCTATTAATTATACTTGTACCTCTTACATTATTGGTATCTATTGTGATGCCAGTCTTGTTGTTAGGTGTTGCGTTAGAAATTGTTTTTTTAGTGTTAACTACAAAAAAAATAAAAAATATAAAAGAAATACAAATTATACAGCAAAATAAAGAAAAAGAATTATTGAAACAAGGTTATAAAAAGATATGCCCACAGTTTTTGGTTAATGATAAAGAAAATAAGCTTAATATATTAGATAAAGTATACGGCTTTTCACAAATAGTAGATTGTGAGCTGATTGAAGATGGTACTTCTATCTCTCAAACAATAGGAAAGACCAAAATAAAAAATATAAAAAAATCGAAAACAAGATATCAAACAACACGATTGGAAATATGTACAGGCTTAGGGGTTAATATAACAACGAGTGATTTTAATAATCCAAGAATAATGTTTGATTGCAAATATGGAAAAAATGTTACCAAAAATAGTAAAGCTTATAAGGAAGCTTTAAATAATGCACAAAATATAATATCAACTTTAAAAATTGTTATATCACAGAATAATGAAAAGTATATTGAAACAGGTACTATAACAAAAATAGAACATAAATATATAACAGAAGAAAATGCAAGTATTCAAATTGAGAGATTGTCACAATTACATAAAGATGGAGTTTTAACAGATTATGAATTTGAAATGAAGAAAAAAGAATTATTAGATAAAATAAAATAGAAACACTTACTTAGGTAGGTGTTTTTTTGTTGTACAAAAAAATTTAAGAGAGGAGACATAAAAATGACAGTAGAAGAGATAGAAATAATAGTAACTGCAAAAGTAGAAGAAGCATTAAAAGAATTTGAAAAAATGTTACCAGCAATAAAAAAAGCAATGAAAGAAGCACAAGATACTTTTTCAAAAGTAGACATGAAAGAATTTCAAAAAGCTATAAATCAATCATTAGTATTAGTAAAAAAGCAAATACAAGATTTGAAAAAAAGTTCTGAAAATAATCAAATAAAAATAAAAGTAACTAATGCAGATGCTATCAAACAAATAAGGCAAGTAAAAAAAGAATTAGATGCACTAAATAAAGAAACAAGAGCACGGAAATATAAATATTAAAAATAATACTCCAATATCAGTGGAAAAAACAGCCAAGGCAAATGGATTTGATCCAAATGATACAACTGGAATGACAATTAATGGAAAAGAATTTGAAATAAAAAAGATAACAGGTTATTCAAATGCAATAATGAACTTGACAGGAAATTTAAAGAAATTAGAAAATACATCTGAAAGTGTTAAAATGCCTGAAATTAAAACACCTAAATTTAAAATAACAGGGTATACAGGAAATGTCAAAGAATTTGAAAATACAAACCCAGATGTTAAATCATTTAATTTATGGGAAACATTAAGAGCAAAAATAGAACAAATTAAACCTGTAATACAACAATTTAAACAATCACTAGGTAGTGTAGGTACAAATAGTAAAGAACTAGAATTAGTAAAATATAAAATAAGTGAAATAGAAGAAAAGCTAGAAAAAGCTAAAAATGGAAAAATACATTTGAATACAAAAGAAATAATAGAAGCAGAAGCACAGTTGGAAAGACTAAATAATAAAAAAGAAAAAATGGAAAAAAGAAATAGTGGAAAAGGATTTTCGACTATTTTTTCTAATATCGGTAAAGTAATTCCAAAAATGAATGAAATGTCAGGAATTACTGTTAAAATTAAAAATCAAGTAAAACAATGGAGTTCAGGATTAAAAAATGGACTAGGACATGTCTTGAAATATGCAGGTGCACTTTTTTCATTACAAAGTATTTATAGCACTTTAAGCGGTTGTGCTCGAAGTTGGTTATCTAGTCAAAATGCTGGTGCAAAACAATTAAGTGCAAATATAGAGTATATGAAATATGCAATGGGTTCAGCTTTTGCACCTGTAATACAATATGTAACAGGACTAATTTACCAATTAATGAAAGCTATACAATCTGTTGTTTATGCATTGTTTAGAGTAAATATATTCGCAAAAGCAAGTGCAAGTTCATATGCAAGTATGGCTGGAAGTGCGAAAAAGGCAAAAGAAGAATCAAAACAATTAGCAGGAGTTCACGATGAAATAAATAATGTACAATCTAATGATAGTTCAGATAGTGGAAGTGGTGGAAGTTCATCGCCAAGTTTTGATTTGTCAGGAATAGAAAATCAAATGTCGCCATTGGCACAAAAACTATATGATTTCTTTAAACCACTTGTTGATAGTTGGAATAAATATGGTCCTGCTTTGGTAGAACAAATAAAAACAACAGCAGGACAAGTAACAACATTAATTTCAGCAGTATGGGGAAGTTTTGAAAAGATAATTACAAATGGAACGGTATATACATCATTAGAATTAATTTTAGCAATTATAGGAAATATAGCCGAAGCTTTTGCAAATGCTTGGAATTATAACGGTAATGGCGATGCAATAGTGCAGAATTTGGCAAATGCATTTAATAATCTATTAACAGCTATAAATAATGTAGTACAAAGTGAAGGATTTCAAAATTGGTTAAATAATTGTTCAGATAAATTTAGAGTAATATCAGAAAAATTAGCTGAAATAGATTGGCAACCGTTAGTTGATGCATTGTCTAATATAGGACAAAATATAGGAACACTTGCACTAGATATATTAAGTGGATTAGTAGATATTTTTAAGTGGTTAGTTAAAAATCCAATTGTAGCAGAAATTATATTAGGAATTGCAGTTGCTATAGGAGTATTAAGTACAGCATATGGTATATGGGCAACTGTAACAGGAATATTAACAGCTGTTTCAACTGCGTTAAATATAGCTATATTACCACTAATAGCTATAATAGCTGGAATTATTGCAATTATAGCATTAATAGTAGTTGCTATAATGAATTGGGATTCTATAATTAGGGCATTAAAAGTCACTTGGGATTGGATTAAACAAAAAGCAATAGAAATATGGAATAATATAAAATTGTTTTTCGTTAACCTATGGAATAGTATTATGGACAAAATAAAGACAGTATGGAATGGAATTAAAGATTTCTTAAGTAATCTATGGAATGGAATACTAAATATAGTAAAAACAATATTTAATGCTATAGCAACATTTTTTAGCAATGTATGGAACAATATAAGAGGTACAGTGCTAGCTGTATGGACTGGAATTAAGATTACAATTTCGACCGTTATAACTAATATTAAAGATAAAATATCAACGGTTTTAAATAACATTAAAACAGTATGGAATAATATTTGGACAACTATAGGAAATGTAGTAAAAAACATTTGGAATGGAATTTGGTCAGGCATAAAAGGTGTAATAAATTCTATATTAGGTGGCATAGAAGGATTTGTAAATGGAACTATAAAAGGAATAAACAAATTATTATCAGGTATAAGCAAAGTGGCAAACGCAGTAGGTTCTTTGATAGGATTGAACCCAATTTCATTACAATTAAGTACGATATCAATACCACGACTTGCTAAAGGTGGTGTGTTAACAGAAGCAACAACAATATTAGGGGGAGAATATTCTGGAGCAAAGACAAACCCAGAAATTGTCACACCACAAAATATAATGAGAGATACATTCGAGGATGTATTGTCAGATTTTAATAGTGGTAATGGACAACCATTACACGTAACAATTCAATACTTAGGAAAAGAAATATTTGATGACACAATAGATTATATAAATTCAAAAACCAGAAGAACTGGAAAAAATACAATAGTAACGGTAGGTGATTAACAATGTTATGGAGAGAACACGGAAAAACAGAAAATTTACCAACACCCTCAACATATAGTGCAGACATAGAAGATACAGACAACGATAGTTATACAAGTAAAAAGACAGGAGCATTAATAGATAATCCTATAGCCATAGGAATGTTAAAACTTTCTATGGCATGGAATTTAAATTCAGAAGAAGAAGCAGAACAACTTATACAAAAAACATATAAAAACCCACTCATACTAGATGTAAAAATACCAGTTGTAAAAGGTGGATTTTTAGAAGGAGCAAAATTTAGAGTTTCAAAAAGAAAAGTAGAAATGATAGATACAGAATTAAATACGAACACTTCCAAAACAAGATGGAAGTGTTCTTTTAATTTAATGCAAAAAGAACTAACAGAAGCTCAAAAACAAGCTTCAAAAAATGCAAATTCATAGGAGGCTATAAATGTATAATACAAGTAAAGGTTATAAAGAAAAAATATTAGAAGATTCAACACAACATGAATTAAATATATACATAGATGGAAATAAAATTGAACCTAATCATATTATAGATTTTAGTTCTAAATCTGAATTATTTAACAATAATGAACTTTGTTTAGGTTGTACTCCTGAGAAAGATATCGAATTTGAAATAGATAAAAGAGATTTACCAGAGAATTACAATGAAGTATATGTCGAAACAGGAATAAAATATCACAATGATATAGTAACAGAAGGAGAAGAAATAACATTAAAAGAAGAAAAAGAAATACCACTTAATTTGGAGATAAGTGGAAATCATAAGCAAGTAACTTATAGTGGAAAAAATATTTTGAATTTTGGAGCATCTAAAAGTGGAACAATAAATGGAATAACATATAGTTATGATGAAAATACTCAAATATGGACTGTGAATGGAACAGCTACAGCAAAAACTGATGTGCATTTTGGAAGTATTATAAAATCGAAAGCAAATAAAGTATATCAATTAGAAACATTCCATTTAGGTGGAAGTATTAGTAGTGATAAATGTATGATTTATATGCAAGATGAAAATCAAAATTGGGCTGGGTGGTCTTGTCAATTATTAAATGTAGATGCTAGACAACCAGCAACAAAAGATAAAAATTTGTCAATGGGACTGTTGATTTTTAGAATAGAAAGTGGAATAACATTAAACAATTATAAATTTAAAGCACAATTTGAACAAACAGATAATCCAACAGTTGTAGAATGGGAACCATATGTAGGTGGAATACTTTCACCAAATCCAAACTACCCAAGTGAAATAAAAACAGTTGGAAGTAATATAAATTTATTTAATGCTTATAGTAGTGATTTATCATATTATTTAAGAAACACAGATAAAGAAAAGTATACTATTAATAATAGCAATAGTATTAAAGTTGAAGGAACTGGAGTTTCATGGAATAGAGTTGAAATAACTATTTCAAATTTAAAACCAAATACAAAATATACAATAACTTCGCAAATTACTAATATTACTCAAGGTTGGGCAGGATTATTATGTGATTATGATAATAATAATATATTTAAAGTATCTAATAAGGAACAATCTAATCCACAAATTACAATTATTACGGATGAAAATGGAAAAGTTAAATTACAGTTTTTTACTAATTATACTTCTACAGTACAAAATAGTTCTGCTATATTTGATGATATAAAATTAGTTGAAGGTACAGAAGTAGGAGAATACAGTAAATACGGTCAAAGGTCTGTAAAAGTAACAAAATGTAATAAAAATCTCGTTGGAGATATACAAAAAGGCTATTGGAATAACACAGGAGTATTCGAGTATGATACAAATTTTGTTTCAAGTAAACAAATAAAAGTAGAAAAAGGAAAAACTTATATAGGTGGATTATTTGATAAAAATAAAAATTATGTAGGAAAAGTAGTATATGTACTATTTGATAAAAATAAAAATTTTACAAGATACAGTGGAGAAGAAACAATAACAATTGGGAACAATGAAGAATATGTCTCTATAAGAACATATAGTGCACAAGCGAGTTATATAACAAGTAATAATTATTTATTACAATTAGAAGTAGGAAATAAAATATCTTCACACGAACCTCATCAAGAACAATCATACATAATACCAACACAACAAGAAATGTTAGAAGGAGATTATTTTGATTGGGACAATGAGGAAGAAGTGCATGTGTGGGAAAAACTAGTTTTTAAAGGAAATGAAAATTGGAGTTTAGATGATATTTATAATGGAATTGCTCAATTTAGTTTATCAGTTAATGCAGTATATATAAATGATTATGATACTGTAATAAGAACAATGTCAAATTATTTTAAAGGAGTTGGTTTTGATTCAAGTTGGTTAATTGATAATTGTGTAACAATAAGGAAAAATAGCAGAGTTAGAATAATGATAAGTAAGTACACAACAGTAGAACAATTTAAAACTTGGCTAAAATCAAAATGTGATGAAGGAACACCAGTAATTGTATATTATAAACTATCAATACCAAAACGTTTACCATTTACAGAAGAACAAAAAGAAATAGCAAAAGAATTAAGTCATGCAACAACGTATGAAGGAACAACACACATATACAGTACAGATAGTATATCTCCTGTATTAAAAACAACATGTGGTAGCGAGATTGTACCAATAGGAAAGTTTACAATTCAGAAACCAATTGAAGATGATGAGTTTAAAGTAAAAATAAAAGCTACAGACTATATGAAAAAATTTGAAGATAACAAATATGATGGTAGCAATTTAACATATCCAAAGACTATGTTAGAAGTTTTAGAAGATATATGCCAAAAAGCAGGAGTAGAACTAGGTTCTACTTCTTTTCTTAATTCAGAAAAACAAATAGCAGTATATGATAATACTGTAACAGCAAGAACATATTTAGGTTATATAGCAGAACAAGCAGGTGGATTTGCTGTAATAGGCAGAGATGGAAAATTATACATAAAAACATTTGGAGAAGATACTATCAATTTCAATGTTGATTTATTTGGTGATTTTACTTGGGGAGATAAGCTAAAAGTAAGTAGAGTTTCTTATGAAGATGGAATACAAAATTATAAATTTGGAGATGAAACACAAGCAACAGTATTTATTGACCAAAACAATATGTATATAGTTGATAGTGAGCAAGTAGAAAATATTTATAATCAAATAAAAGATTTTGAAGTATACACATTTGAGGGAGAAACAATAATAGATCCAGCTTATGATATTGGAGACATTCTAGTAATTGATGGTAAAAAAGTTTTATATCAAGGAGAAATAAAGTATGCTGGTAAATTTAAATCAAGTATAAATAATAAAGTACAAGCTAAAACAGAACAAGAAAGTATGCAAACAAAACAAACAAACTCAAATAAAATCAAAAGAGTACAAAGTGAAATAAATCAAATTGATGGAAAAATAACACAATTAGTACAGGAAACAACAGAAAATGAGGAAAAAATAACACAAGCACAACAAGATATAGATGGATTTACACAAAAAGTTGCAACAAAAGATGAACTAACAGAAAAAGTAAACGAATTAAAACACACTATAGAAGGAATAACATTACAATCTAAAGAAACAGGTGGAGGAAATATATTTTTCTATGCAAAAGAATATTGGAGAGGACAAGAACAAGATAGTGAAGCAACATTAGAAGAATATACAAACACTTTAATACAGCAAAATAATGTCAGTGATGAAGGTTATTTGATAAATAATGGAATATCAATTCAATCGCAAGTTGTAAAAAACGGACAATACGTTATAAGTTTTAATTATTACAAATTAAAAGAAAATGCAACAGGCTATGTAAAAGTAAATGAAATTGAGTATAAATTGAATGGAAGTATCAATACATGGGTTGAAAAGATAATTCCAGTTGAGATAACAAGTAACAATATAAAAATAGAAATAGGTAGTGATACAGTAGCATCTTATTATATTTCTGATTTAATGGTTTCAATGGGAATAGAAAAAGCAATTTGGCAACAAAATGCAAATGAAACAAGAACAGATACTGTTGAAATAGGAAAAGGTATTCAGGTTAATTCTAGTACAAAAAATACATATACAAGAATAGATGCTGATGGAAATAGAACATTTAATAGTTCTACAAATGAAAGAGTCGCAGAAATGACAGATAAAGGTGTGTATACAAAACAACTAGAAGTAAAAGAACAAGCTAAGATAAATGTATTGCTAATACAACAAATTGGAAGTCAAGTTTGGCTTACAGGATTAGGAGGCTAAGATGGGAACAATAACAGGTTATGGAAGTAAACATTCACACGAATTTAAATTAACAGTAAATGAAACATCAACAAGTGTAGCTAATAATACTTCTGAAATTAGTTTTAGTTTTACAATATATAAAGCTAGTTATTCTTGGAGTAACTGGAAAAGTATAACATATAGTATTTCAATAAATGGTACTTCTTATTCAGGAACAATTCCATCATATTCAGCTGGTTCAACATTAACTATAAGAACTGGAAGTCAAACAATAGGACATAATAGTAATGGAACAAAATCGATTAATTATAGTTTTTCTGTAAATGATGGTTCTGGGCAAAGCTATACTTGTGGTAATGCTAGTGCTAGTGGAAGTATGAATTTAAGTACAATTCCAAGATATGCAAAAGCTAGTATTTCTCTAAATTCTAAAACAATAAATAGTGTCAAATTAAATTACTCAGCTGATGCTACTATAGATGGAATTTGGGTTAGTAAAAATGGAGGAGAATGGGAAAGTGGTTATGCTTTATCATCTCCAATAAATATAAGTGGATTATCTCCTAATACTAAGTATAATTTAAAAATAAGAGTAAAAAGATTAGACAGTCAATTATATAGCGAGTCTAATACTATAGAAGTTACAACTCATCAAATTGCAACTTTAAGTTCTGTACCAAATGTTAATATAGGTTCAGCACATACAATTACTTGGGCAAATCCTAGCGGAACGACAACAAGTTTAAAATTATGCAAAACTGATAACTCTACAATAATAGATTATGGAACAATTACAGGAACTAGTAAATCAATTACACCAACAGCAAGTAAAATATATGCTTTAACTCCAAACAGTAATACATATAAAGCAAGATATATTATAACAACAACAGCAAATGGTAAATCATATACAAATTCAAAAGATTTTACATTTACTGTAACAAATAGTAATCCAACATTCTCAAATTTTACATATCAAGATACAAATACAACAATAACGGCTCTAACTGGAAACAATCAAATTTTAGTAAATGGTTATTCTAATGTAAAAGCAACAATAAGTACAGCGAATAAAGCTATAGCTAAAAATAGTGCAACTATGAGAAGCTATAAACTATTAGTTGGAACTAAAAATACTACGGCAAATTATAATTCAAGTGCTGATGTTAATATGAGTATTAATCAAATCAATAACAATGTAATAGATGTATATGCAATTGATAGTAGAGGAAATAGTACAAAAGTAAGTAAAACGGCAACTATAAAAAATTATAGCAATATAAAGATAAAATCATTATCAGCAACAAGACAAAATAATATTGGAACAACAACAACATTGAAATTCGAGGGAGAGTTCTGGAATGCAAGTTTTGGTAGTGTGGCAAATGCAATAACTAGTTGCAAATATAAATATAAAACAACTTCAAGTTCTAGTTGGGTTGATGGAAAAACAACACTAACTTATACAATATCAGGAAATAAGATTACTGGTAGTTTAAATATTCAAGGAGATGCAGGAACAGATGGATTTAGTGTTGCAAATTCTTTTGATATTCAATTAATATTAGCGGACAAGCTATCAAGTGCAACGTATAATATCATTTTAACATCTGGAAATCCAGCAATAGCAATATATAAAAATAATGTTGCTATTGGACAACAATATAATACAAGCCTTGGTGGAAAATTACAAATTAGCGAAATAGAGAAGATTAAGGCTGTTTCTGGAAAAGATGGCGGAATGGAAGTTAGTAATGATACTTATAGTGTTTTTTTCGGAATTGGTTCAGGTAATACTAATAGAGGTGTATTTGATAGAAAACTAAATAAATGGATGTTATATGCAGATGCTAATAATGTATATGTAAATGGAAAAGCTTCATCATCAACGCAGATAACTGATTATGGAGACACAAATAGAAAAATAAGCATAGGCTATGCAGGTGCAGGATTAACTTCATCAACAGTGACACATATTGCAGGGTATACCGACTCGGGTTCAAAAATAAAAGATATTAATAAAACAGAACTTCAAAAATGGTTGACGCCAACTTCTTTATACGACAATTCATCAGGAACAACAGGAACAGTAACATTAAATGAAACATCAGCTAATTTTGCTTATTTAGAAATATTTTATGGAAAATCAGAAGGTAATCCTATTTATAGAAATTCTGTAAAAGTTAATGCTCCAAATGGTAAAATTGCTAATTTATTAATTGCATACAATATATATAGTGGTAGTATGTCACAATTACAATCAAAATGTGTTTCTATTTCAGGTACTTCGGTGGCAAATACATCTAATACTACAGGTTACGTGAATTTATATAATGGTAGAAGTGTTGAATGGGGAAATAGCAATGAGATTAAAATATATAAAATTATAGGCTATAGATAGGAGGTATAAAAATGGCATTAAAAAAAGAAATAGAATTAGAAAATGGAATAATAACAAATTATCATAGAATAGTAAGTATAAATAAAATAACAAATAATTGTAATATTATAGAAGTTGCTTCTTATACATCAGAAAAACAAAGAGAAAAAGAAAAGGAATATTATAGCAGTACAGATGAAAATAAGAGTATGAATATATTTATTGAAACCAGTTTTATACAAAAAGAATATTCGGAAAATGAAACAATAGAAGAGTGCTATGAATATTTGAAAAATTCAGAACAGTTTAAAGATGCAGAAGATGTACTGGAGGTGGAGAAGTAATGCAAGATACAGAATTAATTGAAAAAGTAGCACATCTGGAAGAGCGAGAAAAGTCAAATACTAAGAGAATTGATGTTGTTGAAAATAAAGTAGAAAATATATATGACTTAACATTAAGTGTAAGAGAAATAGCAACAGAAATGAAAGCAATGAGAGAAGAACAAAACAAAATGAATGAACGCTTAAAAATAATCGAAGAAAAGCCAATTAAGGACTATGAAGATACTAAAAAACAAGTAAAAGGCAAAGTGATTTCTTTTGTAACTGGAATAATATTAACAGCAATAGCTTTTGCACTAGGATTAAGTAAATTTATGTAGGAGGTAAACTAATATGGAAAAATTAAAAACAATAGCAAAATATTTAACAAATATATTAGCAATAGTAAGTGCATTAGTAGCAGGAATAAATGCAGTGGATGGAATAACAATACCATATGCAATACAAATAGTACAAGTTATTGCAGTAGTGCAAGGAGTTATTGGAACATATTTGTTAGGACAAAAAGCAATAAGTAATAAGGAGGAATAGTTATGGAAGATGAAATTGTAGAAACAATGGAACTTGCAGAAGAAGATACAAGAGGGGAGGCAAACGAATAATGAATATAGAAGATAGACTATTAACAATAAATCCATATTCAAGAAGTGGAGAAAAACAAAATAATATTGAAAAAATTGTAGTTCATTGGGTTGGAAATGCAGGAAGTTCAGCATTAGGCAATAGAAACTATTTTGAAAGTTTAGCAACATCACATAAGACATATGCTTCATCTCATTATATAATCGGTTTAAATGGTGAAATAATAAGATGCATACCAGAAAATGAAGTTGCTTTCCATAGTGGTAGTTATTCAATGAATAGAAAGTCAATTGGAATAGAAGATTGTCACCCAGATTGGGAAGGAAAGTTTAATGACAATACATATAACAGTTTAGTAGAGTTATGTGCAGATATATGCAAGAGATACAATCTAGGAATAGATGCAATTATAAGACATTATGATGTAACAGGAAAAGAATGTCCAAGATACTATGTAAGAAATGAACAAGAATGGATTAAATTCAAAAATGATGTAGCAAATAAAATAGGACAAGCTACAACTACAGTAGCAGTACCAAAAGTTGAAGGGAGTGATGAACCAGTGAGAAGATATAAAAACGGTTCAACAAAAGAAATTATATATGCAGATACAAGCTTAACAAAAGTTATAGGAAGTTTAAGCCCATACGAAGAATGTGATTGTTTTGGAATATTTAATGGAAGACCAATGGTAAGATATAATGTTTCTGGAACAGGTAATTACAAGATAGGATTTGCTAAATGGACAGGTGGAGTTAGATAAAATTAAGAGGTAAGTTGATTAATTTCAATTTACCTCTTTTTTCGTTTTATAGAGGTATATAATTACATTAATTGAAAAATAAAACGGCTTAAAATGGATTGTGAAGGACTAAAAAACACTGAAATATTAAGAAAAAAAGAATGTATTTACATAATCTTTCAAATGTGGTATAATGTAATAGAATTGTAATAATTATGTAATAAAAACTTAATATTATAATCATAGAAATATGGTATATAATAGTTTTGTCAAAGTTTGTCGAAATTTGCGACGAAAAATTCTTGCAATATTTTTATTTTTGGTATAAACTATTCTAAAATACGAAGAATATAATATATAATACTAGGAGTAGAAATGAATGAAGAAAAATTAATTACGGGATATCATGGAACTAAAAGAGAAAATATTGATTCGATATGCAAAAATAATTTTTCAATAAGCTTGGATAAAGAAAATAAATTATTTTTAGGGTATGGGGTATATTTCTTTTATTCATGTGAGGATGCTTTAGACTGGAACATAAAGAAATTTATAGAAGAATTTAAATATTTGCCAGAATATAAAATTGTTATAAATAAATATGGAATAATAGAAAGTAATATATATGTAAAAGAAGATGATATTTTAGATTTGGATAATAAAGAAAAGTTATATAGGCTAGAAATATTAATAAAAAAATTTGAAGGTAAGTTTGTAACAAAACCAGAGTATATAAGAGCTAAGAATAAAACATCTGCAATTATAAATATATTATATAATAGAAAATTAATGAACAAAAAAATATTATCCAAAACATTTTTTGAACAAATAAAGACAAAAGAATTAAATTCTTTTAAAAATTATCCAAGAAAAATGTTTTGTATTAAAGATACTAGCATTATTAATAAAAATAAGGAAGAAAAAAATATTAATAATGATTTATTTGATAGTATTATATATTTTTATAGGTAAGGTGAGTAAAATGGATATTTTTGATTTAAGTATTGAAGAATTTGAAGAAAAAATTGATGAATTATTAGACAGTATTTCAGAAGATGAATTACTAGAAGAATTAACCCAAAATGGTCTCATAATTGATGAATATGAAGATGAAGGATATTATATAGAAGAAAACTATAATAATATTTGGGTACATAAAGCAAAGACAAGCAATATAGAAAAGATATTGAACTTATTAAAGATGAAAGAAAAAGAGAATTTATTGGAGGCAGCATAAAATGGAAAAATATAAAAGTATGTTAATTTTTCAAAAATATGTAGTAGATAAGGTGATTTTTGAGAGAAACAATGATTTTGATTTTAGTCAAAAAGCAAAAATAGAATTTTCTATTAATAAGAAAACGGATAAGACAGAAAATAAGATGATAGTAAACTTAAATACAAAAATTTTTGAAAATGCAAAAGAAAATAACTATCCTTTTGAAATGGAAGTTTCTATTACTGGATTCTTTGAAATAGAAAATGATTCAAAAGAAATTGATTTTGAACCAAATGCAATAGCAATATTATATCCATATATAAGAGCGATAGTTTCAACATATACAGCTAGTGCTAATGTGAGTTCATTAATATTACCTGTAATCAATGTTAATAAATTAATTAAAGACCAAGAAGAGAACTAGCAATAGTTCTTTTTCTATCCGACATCGTTCGACACACAAAACAAAAAATATATGCTATAATAATTATAGTTATTATAAGAAAAATGGATTAGTCTCAATATGAATTATACCAAGTTCATGTTGGGACTTTTCTTTTGAATAAAAATACCAAAATTGTAGAGACTACTACTGAGGTGTTTATATGACAGTAGAATTAAAAATAAAAGAAATTCGTGAGCAGATGGGAATATCATTAAGAGAATTATCAGAAGAAACAGGAATAGAAAGACATAGATTATCAGAAATAGAAGATAATGTAGATAAAATACTATTTATAGAAATGTTAGTAATATCAGAAAATTTTGGTAAAAAAATAACAGACTTATATGATACTGGAGAATTAGAGCTACAATAGATGTAGCTCTTTTTAGTGCAAAACGCAAAATTCGACAAAAAATGACTTTTATAAAAGAAAATACTGGTTTCATAAAATATTTTTAGTTCTTTATAAAATATAATATACAATAACTATATCAAAAGAGCTCGGATGAAATAAAGTATATTGGAGAAAGAAAAATGAAAGTTGTCGAAGAAAATGATGAAAAAATATTTACAAAAAAAGAAAAAAATATTATAATAACTAAAGTTTACAACCTCTTGAAAGTGAATTATAAATCAATTTACGAAAGAGAGGGATTGTTTATGTATAATGATAAAGTATTAGCAGAAGCAAAAAAAATAAGCAAAAAATACAATAAAAAAGAAAAAGTAATTTTAGAAATGTTTGAAATAGGAGAAAATAATGGGTATAGTGTCGATGAAATAAAAACAATGATAGAAGAATTTGAAAATAATGATAATTGTTATTAATTTGTTATTAACCTATTAATTTTCACAAGAATAGAGCTAATTTCTAAAAACAGTAAAAACATTGAAATATCAGTATAAATAAGAGAAATACATACTTAGAAGAATTTTTAAAAAACAAAGCCGATGATTATCCCAAT